TGGTATAGAGACCAAGCAAAAGAAGTTACTCGGTCATCTCGTAACAGAACTCGTGCCGATCAATTAATAAGAGAGATTCGTAGAGATGGCGATAGACCACAGCGCAGTCAATTTAGACTAGGCGACATGTATCTTTTTACCTATGATCCAAAGCATAAAGACAAGCTTCCGTACTACGATAGGTTTCCTCTTATTTTTCCAATAAATAAAGCTAAGGGTGGATTTCTAGGTATTAATATGCACTACCTACCGCCAGTATTAAGAGCAAAGTTAATGGATCAGTTGTATACTGTTACGACAAATAAACGTTTTGATGAGACTACAAGATTGAGATTGTCATATGATATTTTGAACGGTGCGGCTAAGTTTAGAGAGTTTAAGCCGACAATCAAACATTATCTCAATGCTCATGTGAGAACAAAGCCAGCTTACATTTATCCAAGTGAGTGGGATGTTGCATTGTTCTTACCAACACAGAAATTTGTCGGTGCAAATGCTACTCAAGTTTATGCCGACTCTAGAAGAATTATAAGGGCATCACGATAATGGCATTTAACTTATCACAATTCAAATCCCAGATGGACTGGTTCGGTGGACCAGATCGTGCCTCTTTATTTGAAGTTGAGCTCAGTGGCTTACCTTTAACTAAATCGAGAGCGGGTTCATATGACCTTAAATTTTTCTGTAAAAACGTAGCCATACCGGGCATGATCTTTAACCCTGCTCAGTATGAAGCCGTGGGTCAGATGCGTAAGGTCTATCCTATGGGATTCAACCCAGAACCAGTACAAGCAATCTTTTTACTTGATGCTGATAAACAAGTACTTACATTCTTTCATGGCTGGGCTCAGAGTATGGTAAACTTTAGTACCGCGGGTGGAGCATTCTCTGCGGTTGACGGTACAAAACCATTTGAAATTAATTATCGTGATGATTACGCATGTCGAATGGTTATCAAACATTATAGTGCAAACTATTTGCAAACCGGACAATACTATGAGGTAATTCTAGATAAAGCGTTCCCAATTCAAATGGGCGATGTGGATCTTGCATGGGAGAATGGTGACAGTTTTGTTGTTCTACCAGTAAGTATTCAATATGATAGAATCGAGTTCTCAGGTGAAAGATATGGTTATCCTATAGGCGGGGATGGAAACAGCCTACTTAAATTACTTACAGCAGCCGGTAGAATCAACGACATTATGGGCGGTGGTATTCTTCCAACTGATGTACAAGATGCAGTTAATAAACTCACTGGAATTAACAGCGAATTTGATAATATTTCTAGCAAAGGTCGAAGTCTCGCAAACCAGGTGGGTAGATTCTTAGGTGGATGAACAGGAGAAATTAAATTATGCTACCAAAAATTGATCTTCCTATTTTTGAAACAACCTTGCCATCAACAGGTGAGAAAGTCAAATATAGAGTGTTTACAGTAAAAGAAGAAAAAATTCTTCTTGTTGCTTCTGAAAGCGAAGACCCAGAACAAAACGTCTTAGCAATCAAGCAAGTTTTAAATAATTGTTTAATTGATACAGATGCTAGCAAACTAGCTATGTTTGATATGGAATATATGCTTCTACTTATCAGAGCAAGATCAGTAGAAAACGGTGTTAAGTTTAGCATAGTAGATCCAGACACAAACGAGCAAGTAGATCTGGAATTAGATTTAGATGAGGTAAAGGTTACCAAAGATCCTAATCATACTAATCAAGTTCCTATTAACGATGACTATGTTCTATTTCTAAGATACCCTACAATAGATGAGTTCATTAAAATCGCTAGTATCGATCCTTCAGATCCTTTAGCGAACTATGTAATTATGATTTCTTGTTTAGATAAAGTCGCTTCTGAGGACGAAGTCTTTGAATTCCATAAGTATACTCAAAAAGAAATTGATGAGTTTATGGAGGGAATATCGGCACCGGTTGTAAAAGGAATTCAAAATTTCTTCGACACCATGCCAAAGCTACGTCATGAAGTATCTTATAAGAATAGTAACGGAGATGAGAAAACTTTTGTTATTGAAGGAATTAACTCTTTTTTTTCCTAGTGCTGAGTCATATTAGCCTCAAGGACTATTACAGAATTAATTTCTCGATGGCTCAGCACCATAAATACTCTATAAGTGATATTGAAAATTTGATACCATACGAAAGAGATTTGTATTTTAGTATGCTGATTAGTCATATTCAAGAACAACAACAGGCACAGCAAGGTTAATTAAATGGCAGTATCAGAAGAAACACAAGCTATCATAGATAGACTTAAAGCAGAAGGTGATTTAATTCGCAATAGCGGAACTAATTCTCTGCGCACGATGACTATCAAATTAGATAAGTTTGAAGGTTTGTTTACAAGTATTAATAGACAACTTGTTGCTCAGACCGATCTTTTGAGAGCTCAGGCCGGATTAGCAGCTCAAGCCCGTAGAAACGAAGAAACAAGAAGACAATACGAAGAGCTTACTCCTCCAACAGTAGAAAACGATTCGTCACCGGCTACCTCAGGCCCAGGACGAAGTGGAACTGAAAGAAGAATAGACGACGTAGCTAGAAAGCTTTCATCTGCTTTGAGTCTTAAGAATCTAGCAGTAGGCGCTGCTGGAATGTTTGTCGGATATAATTTCCTTAAAGGTTTCATTAATCAAAAGTATGATGGAGCTTGGGACAAGATGGAAACCGGGATTGGTAGCCTCGGTAGAAGTCTTGCTAATATTGACACAACAAAACTAACTGAAAATATTACAAACTTTGTTGATTCTCTACCCAAGCTTACAAATATGATTAATGACATTACTAAAGCATTTCAAGACTTTAAAACAAAATGGGAAGAATATGGATGGACAGATCTGATCAGTGGCATATGGAATGCTTTAAGCAACGTTACTCTTACCATACTTGGACTGAAAGCAACCATAGCTGGTTTTAGAGCCTCTACTGCAATTGCCAATTGGAGAGCTTCTAGAAATGCTATAAAATTGTCAGGTGGTGATCCAACAAAAGTTCCAAAGCCAGATTTACCAGTTGCGTCATCAAAAACACCAATTGGTGTGTCAAAAGATGGCAGACCAATCTATGACGATCCTTTAAAACCGGGAAGATATCTAGACGAAACTGGTAAAATAATTCCTGATTCTAAATTACCAGACGGAATGTCTAGTAATCCAAGCGGTAAGGTTACTACAAATCTTGGAAACATTGATCTGAGTGGAAGAAACTTCGTAGTAAAAGATGGAGAATTCTATTCTAGATCTAAACCTGATACTCCACTTAGAGGTGCGGCAAGAGACGCTGCACAACGAGCATTGAGTGCTGACATTATTGGTGGCAGAGTCCATATACCTGGCATTAGTACATCACCTCCTATAAGAGCAACTATTTCTGATATTGGAAAGCAAGCTGGGCAAAAGCTGAGACCTAAAATTGTTTCTCTTGCCAAAGATAAAGTTTGGAAAGTTTTCGGAACCGCTCTTCCAATTATTGGCATGGGCGTTGGAGCTTGGCTTGCTCTTAATAACTTATTTAAAGGAGATTATACATCTGCGGCAGCCAACGGCGTATCCTTGTTTTTGCCTACAATATCTGGTACCGCTGTAGATATTGGAAGTGTTGCTACAGAAATTTTCTTTGAAATGTCTGAAGAAGCCTTTGGAGAAAAGACTACCTTTAATCCTGCTAATGAAGCTCACGTAGACTTCATGGTGATTATTGGACAAGAAGTAGAAAAAGCAATTGAACAATATCAAAAAGAGCAATCAGACAAAAAAAGAAGAGAATTTGACGCTTTACCAGCAGATGAAAGAGCTCGCATTTTGGGACAACAAGAAAGCAAATTAGGTGAATACTATCGCGGACAAGATCCGAACTATAGTGTTCTAGAAGATATGTACGCTGTTCCAAACTTTAGAGGACAAACAAGAGATAACTACACCGGTCCTTCGTCTTTCTATGGATATGGAACAGGCCCAAACTCTAATACGCAATATCGTTACACACCAAATTTTGGATCTGACGGTAAGTTTAGATATTTTGATAGAGAAGAACTCGGAACCATCCAAAAAATGTCTTTTAATGGAGGAAGATTTAACAACAGTATGATTGGTCTAGCATCATACGGAGGAGTTGGCGGTGCTCCTGTTGTAATTAATGCACCTCAAATAAGTGCGCCTGTCGTGAATAATGTAGAGGGTGGGAAGTCGGCCAACTACATTCAGATGGCCTCCTTCGGTGGCGGCGGGGGCGGCTTTGGAAGCGACGACCCCTACAACCTATCATTTATTTCGTAGAATCACCTTTGTCAGAAACGAAGG